AGGAAGGTTGAGACGCTCAACCATCTCCAACCACACCGCCCGCCACAACCCAGCAGGCACACGCTCAGCCAACGGCAGAACCAAGTGATAGTGCGGATCATCCAACCGATGCGAATACGTCGAATACGCAAACCATTCCAACCCGTCCAGCCGAGCCGACTCAAACGACGAACCATCCAAGTCCACCACCAGCGACTCCACAAACCGAACATTCCTGTTCCCGCGAGTCGTGTTCTCGTAATAGGTGACAGGAGACCACAACGCCCCAGCCGACTTCACCTCATTCTCCTCATGAAACAACAGCAACTCTTTGAGCTGCGACCAGGAGGACGCCAACGGCTGAGGCTGAACCGCCTTCACCGAACTAAACCAAACCGCCATACCAAGCCCTCCTCACCCCCACCCTAGCCAACCGGCAGGCAAAGTCAACTAATCGGCGAGAGTCCTGAGAACCCTATCTATCGCAGCCAGATAGTCTTGGGCGATCTTGTCCTTCATCTTGCGGACGGTCGGCCAGAAGAAGTAGCCCGATCTGCCTCGATGCCTCAAGAACTGGCGGGTGCTGGGTCGAGCCTGTCCACCGAACTCGGCACCGAAGAACACGTCACCCCGAGTCACCTTCTTCCCACCGTTCTTGGTGCGATCCCTGTTAGGTCGAGATAGAGATACGAAGTTGGAGGAGCTTGAAAGTTTGACGGCAGGGATTCGGTCGTTGTACGCCTTCATGCCTCTCATGACCTCAATGGCTTGACGGTTCCTAGTGACGGTTGACGCTTCCATCTTGGCTTCGTCAATGATTTGCTGTGCCACCATTCGGGAGGCTTCTCGCATGTGCGAGTTGAACCGGTCGTCCATTTTGGCTGCTTTGCGGAGGAAGTCGGCGAGGCCATCGATGAGGACAGCGGGTTTGCCTGAGTCAGGTTTGATTGAGACGTAGGAAGCGCGTCCGAGTGGGATGCCTTGAAATGCCATAGAGCGAGATTACCTGTTCATGTGGACGGCTCTCCATCGGAGATAGCCGACCATTGTGTAGAGCATTCTGGGTGATTCAGCCAGCAACACCGACGGAGCGATACCTGTCTCGCAGGACAGATATGCGATCAGCCAATGGGCTGACTGCTCTCCAAAGGGGCGATCACGGCTTGCGCTGCATCTCCCAAAGTCATCGCCTCTTGCTCGTTGCACCAGGAGTCGAAGTCCAACCCTGTTTTCTTGGTGCGATGCTCGGCATGCCAAGCGAGGAATGCAAGATCGGTGAGTGACAAACCATCCTCGAACTTTGCGACACTCTTGCTGAACTTCTGTTCGTAGGCGATGAAGTCTGGGAATGTGGCGATGACGATTCGGATTGAGCCGTCGGATGCGCTGACCACTTCAAGTGGCAGTTTCATTTGTTACCTCCGCAGGTAAGGGTTGTGATGAAAGTTATGCGCCGGTGCCGGTCTTGGTGACGTTTCCGTCGATTGGCCAGGTGATGCTGGCGGTGGCGAGTTCGCCGACTGCGCCTGCGACTGGCGTCCACGAAACGGGAAGCACGTTGAAGGCGTAGCTTGGGTTGGCCGAGGATGCTGCACCTGTGCCGTTTGGCTTGACGGTCATCGCAACTGCGGTGCCGTTCGCGAAGGCGTCGTAGAACAACTTCTCGATGACTGGGTAGTCCTGGTGCAGGTCAATCGTGACCGAGTGATCCTTCAGGCCTTGGATGCGGGTGACAGCACCCGACGACCCGAAATTGGTTGTAGCGATTTCCGCTGCGGTCAGGTTGAGGGTGACTGCTGCGACATACGAAGTGATGTCGGTTGCAGCGGTGCCGAAGGTGACGGCCACGTTTGTCAGAACTTGCTTTGCCATTGTTTGTGACTCCTGCCTTCCGGCACTAGAGGGGTTGGATTACAAACCCCAACACTACACCCCAACGCTTCACCCTCTCAAGGGTTAGGCGTACACAACCACCCTGAAGTCCACCATCAGGTAGGTCGTATCGTTCCCGTCCATCGTCGAGATGTTTGAGGCAGTTTCGACGATGAGGTTCTGTACGACACCGCCGAGCGATCTGTCAGCCTCAATCGCAGCCCGAATCGAGGTTGTACCCGCATAAGACAGATACCCGTCTAGGGCGTTCTGCGCTGAGCGTTCCGCAGCACGACCCACCACAACCGACACCGTGAACGTGTGAATAACCAGACCCCCACCCATCGCACCGTTGTAGGTGATGGATTCCAGCATCGGCCACGCGAACGGGGCATTGATGTTGTCTGGTTGCTGAGCATAGGCACGAAGCCCAGGGATGGTCGCCAGACGAGTCTGGAGGCCTTCTTTGATTTGAGTGACGGTGGTTGCTGCGCTCACGCAAACATCCGCATTCGTCGATACGGTTCGACGAGCTGCGCGACATCAGGGTCAAGGAAGCGTGACACACGGATCGCACCGATGTCACCGAACCCAGCCACCCCGAGTGGCGAGTCGTAACGCTTGAAGATTCGTGATGCCTGAATGATCGTCGCTTGCGTCACCGTCGAAGGAACCGAAGGCCAACCGAATGTGGCGGTCACTTTCACCAACGCCTGCTCACCGTAGTTCGCATTCAAGGTGGGGAACAGATAGTCGCCGACAGCACGGATGCGGTCGTATGGCCAAGTCAATCCATCCAGCACACCGTTCAACGGTTCCAGCTGATAATCGGTCGTCGTCCAAGTGATGTCGAACACGCCGTCACCAAGGCTTGAGGTTTGTAGCGTGATCGCCGTACCGGATACGTCGTCAATCGAGCAGGTGAACTCCGACTCAGCCGTAAAGATGCGGGCGGTCGCAGAACCCACAGACCAGAACTGGCGGTTGCAATACCCATCAATGAGACGGCTTGCAGCCTCAGCACAGTTATCAATCAGGTCGTCGTCAAGCGTATCGGCTGTACCGATACGAAGCGCAGCCTTGATCTGGTTGCGTGTGGCGTAGCCGTTCGTGATTGTCACGGCTCTATGTTACCCCAACAACACAGGAGGCCATTCAGCCCCAGGCTTCACACCAACCGTCAACAACCAATGCTTCAACTGATTCACCTGAGCCTCAGCCACCGAATCCGAGTTCATCGAAATCGCCCCAGCATGACGCACATGAACCATTCGACTCTGCGAATCAAACACAACCCGATACCCGTGATACCGAATCTCACACCATTGCATCCAATCCGCCCACTTCACAGGACGCCAAGGCAACGCCACCGCCACATCCCGACGCAACATAATCGACCCCCGCATCGGATTGAACCCCACCTCAAGAATCCGCTCAAACCCATGCGGATCAGGAACAAACGACGCACCAGTCGACTCACGACCAGCAACCGCAATCACCTCAGCCGACCCATCCAGATTCTCCAACGCATCAACCTCAAACAGATCATCCACCCCAACAGGCCACACCCAGTCAGTCGTGCTATGGCGAATCGCATCATTCCACGAATCCCAGAACAGTTCCTTGGTTTCAATGTTGGTCACGAAGTCCGGCACATCCAGCGGCTCTAGCGACGCAATAATCACCTCATCAGGCTTCGTTCGCATTCCCTGAATCGAGTCACAGAACTGCTGACCCCAGCGTTCCCAATACTCAACCGACGAACAACCGACGAGCGCGATGCTCATTTGTCCCACCCCAATTCACATCGACGTTCCAGCGACCATTCCTCGAGGGTTGGGTATAGGCCGTCATTCCAGCGTCGCAGATAAAGTTCCTGATTCGCCTGAAAGGATTTGGCGTTGGCCTCAGCTAGCGACTGGTCAGAAGCAATAGTTGAGGAATTGTCGTGGTTGACTTTCGCTGACGAGTGAACAATGGGGATTCCGTGTGCTTGCGCTCGACGCTCGAAATCGTTGTCCTCAAAATATGCGGGATGGAAGTTCTCGCAGAACAGACCAATCTTGGCGACCACGTTGCGTCCGACATGGGCGCACGACCAGCCTGGATGACCGGCGAGCGTGATCGTGTCTGGGCTGCATTCGCTGTGAAACTGCTGTAATGCACCAGGCTCAAACCAGGCATCAGAGTTCAGGAGCAGCCAACCGTCCTTGCTGTAAGGGGTGGCTTTGATGCTGAGGTTCCATGAGGTTGCGACCCCGAGGTTGCTGGGCATTGACCAGATTCGGTAGTCGTCGATTTGGCGATGATCGACCAGCCAGGGGCAACCCCACATGCTTGCCTGTCCACCGTTATCAATGATGATGAGGGTGTCTACGGGGTAGTCGATAGATGCCAGACATCGTTCAAGCAGGTCATATCGGTTTAGGACTGGGATGACGATGACCGGCACCATGCCGACAACTCCTTCATGATTGGCTTCCAATGAGCCTCATAGACGCGATCTGCGGAGTATTGGCTAGCAAACTCCACAGCGGCCTTATCCGCCCCTCTAGGAGCCTCGTAGGAGGCTCTCAGGGCATCCACAATGGATGGCACCTGTGGGGTGCAGAACCAGGCTTTCTGTGCCGCATCCCAGAACGGCTGCGTCTCCACCTTCCAACCCGACCCGACAAGCTCCGGCTGGGCGGTGTAATCCGACACAATCACCCGAGTCCCACACGCCTGAGCCTCAACCACAGGAATCCCAAACCCCTCACCCATCGAGCAAGCCAACAACACATCAGCAGCCGAATAGATGGCAGCCAACGCACCCTGCGGGACACTCATCCGATAGGCGTACTGGTCGATGATCTTGTATTGCTCAGGCTTCAACCCGCAAGCCTCCAACAGATGCATCAGGTTGATTCCACCCATCGAACCCATCGACTCGGTATGCAGATACAGGATCGCATCGGGTCGGGTTTGGGCGAAGATGGCGAACGCCAGAATGTTCTCAGCGAATGACTTGCGTGACGGGTTCACACCCTTGTTCGCAGAGTTCATCATCACCACAAACTTGTCCTCGGGAATACCCATGATCTGCCGACCAGTCAACTCCTGCTGACCGTTGCTCCACTTGGCCGTCGGCTTGAACACATCCTCAATGCCATGAGGCGCATACAAACACTCAACATCCTGAGCCTCCAACATTCGTTTCCCGAACTGCGACATCGCAATCGGCTTCACGTTCCTACGCTGACAGAACGCCACCACCTCAGGCGGGCAAGGCGCATGGTCAATCGGCACCCACGACGCGATGTTCGGGATGATGTCAAGCGACGCCGACTTCAATACCCACACATCAAACAAGGTCATCAGCATCGGTGGCAGGTTCTTGTTGCCATTCGACCAATCCATCCAATGCGCTGTCACCACATCATCCGAATACGGTGCCATCCCTCGCGGGTACATCTTGATCCCATTCCACATTGACGGCACCGCCTCGATGCCATACATGGCGTGGATCGCTACTTCGTTCCCTTCTTGGATGAGCCTCGGGACGAGCTGCGCGGTTTGGGTTCCGTAGCCGGTCGGGGCGAACGGGGCGTTCGAGTAGAAGA